CCGCTTGGTTCATGCAGAAAAGATACAACTGATCCGCTTTGTGCCTGGTAGGACGTCGGGGAAGTATATGTATTTGTATTTTTACTACGATTATATTTAAAAACGTTAAAATAATTATTAGGTGGGAAGGTGGGTTCGTTCTCTGACATTGTTGTATCTCCTTTTTATACTCCAGCTACTTCTTCGAATAGCTTGCCAGCCATTAATGTAAAGAATTTTTCACCTATTTTCTCGCCATCGAGTTTTAGTTCCATCTGGACTTTATAGGGGCGCTCAGGGCCTCCTGCAGCCCCTCCTGCTGCTCCTGCTGCCGGCGTGGCTGCAGCGGGAATCGTGGGGGCGGCAGCGCCGGCTGCGGCGCGAGCAGCTACCACGGAATTCATCGTTGCTGTGAGTTCCACTGATTTATCTGGCAGACCCTCGATCTGCTTGTTGATATCTCCAATGGCTGCTGCAACTAATTGTAAATCTGTTGCAACAACACCGACTGCGGCTAGCGATGCAAAGAACTTCGTAAATGATGATAGTTCATCTGTTGGAAAGAATTTAAGCGCAAGGGCGAATAGGCCCATGGCGCCAGTAAACGCCGTCATCGCCACTGCTGCGGGACCAAGCAATAACCCAAAAGTGCCGGCGACCATAAGGAAGCCAGTAAATAATAGCATTTTCGTGGGATCCATGGTCATCATTAATCCTGACATCTTTTCAGCCATAAATCCTAAGCCGGCTGCCGCGACACCAATGGAAATTCCGATTGCTAACATTACGCCGGCAAGAATTGCTAATGGGCCGGCCGCGGCAGCCCCAACAGTGGCGCCGAATACTGCTAGCATTCCAATAATTCCGACGAAAGCCATGCCTAGGCCGACAACTGCAGCAGCCGCGGGCCATGCGGCTTCACCTAAACCTTTGAACGACGCTACCATAAAGCTTATGCCATATGCTGCAATAGCAATGGATAATCCTATCGCTACAATTGCCCCCGAAAGAACAGCTATCCCTTTGGCATTCTCGCCGGCAGCTTTACCTATTTTGCTAATTGCATCGGCAACGCCATCGGATGCTTTTGCCGTGCGCTGGAATGCTTTGGGAAGGAGGCTCATAAAAAATTGTCCCAATTTGGCGAAAAAGCCCTTTCCAGTGATGAACTCCATTACGAGGCCGAGGGCGGTGAAACCGATCAGCAACTTGCCCCAGTGGGCACTGAGCCAGACGAGGCCGCGGCCAAGCGACACAAGAGCGTCAGTAAAAGTTTTAACGTGGCCTCGGGCGCGTTCCATCGCTTCATCGTCGTCCTTAAGTGTTTGCACCCAAGTTTGTATCTCTTTAATAAGTGGCTGAACAACATCAATGAGACCCATCATTATTGTCCTAAATGACTCTGTTATACTTTGTACTCTCTCGGTCTCGTCTCTTAGTTTTTTATAATCCGCGGTGTTTTTTCGTCCTGCGCCAGCCAAGACGCTCATATCCCCCGAGAGGGCAAGTGCCAAATCACCAACGTCTGAAAGCCCCAAGGTTTCCTTATAAAAGTTTCGTTGATAATACGACATATCGTCGAAAGTCAGACCAGTATCTAATATTGAATCTCTAATCATCTCAAAACGCTCGACTGGATCTGTTGCCATCATCAAGTCCATCGCATTAACAAAGTTGCCGCCCAAAGCTGCGTTTAGCTTGCCTGCTTGGGTGGCGGCGCCTTCAAATGTGTCGAATTTGTCTGTAATTGCCAGTAACTTGTTTATCTCCAGGCCTGTCGTCTTGGAGACGATTGCCAGATCTTTAAATGCGCGCACTCCTTCAGATCCAAGCTTGGCTATTCCAGCACCAGCGGCTGCAAAGTCGGCGCCCATCTTGGCTGGGGTAACGCCAATTTCTTTTGCTAGGCTCGCTAATTCGCGAGCATTTGCGCCGGCTTCGGTGGCGCCTAGGCCAAACATTTTTGTAGACACCTGAAGGCCTTGCGCGTAGTCTTTGGTTGAGACGCCAAGTTCATTGAGTAGTGCACCGGTTTCTTCTAGATCTTCTTGGTACTCGCCTGAGATCATTGTAAAATCAGTATATGTTGTATACAGATCTTCCATCGTTTTTCCTAATTCTTTTAATTCAACGCCATACTCGCGAGTTCGCTCATAAACATCCGAAATCTGCGTGGCGTATTCATCGCCGGCGCCAGTTGCCCGGAGGAATGCGCTTTGTGTTTCATCAAGTTGAAATATCAAATTAATGAAGGAGTCTGTGATATTTGAAAGAACGCCCGAGACGAGAGAAAACCCAAACGTGGCTAGCCCGGTGAGTCCGTCTTTTAGCGAGAATATGGCCTTACCGAGATTCTTTATTGTCGTAGCATTAAAAAACGGGTGTACCCCATATTGCGCAAACGCTTTACTAAGAGAGGCGCCTAGGTCGTCGGCGGCGCCAACGGAGTCTCGTATACTTTTCGTAGTGCGTTCGGCGGCAGCGGCTTGCTTTTCTGATATCTCTAGGTTTTTTTGTGCAACTTCTATTCGATCTCGCTCTGCGGCTGTTAAGCTCTCCGCGTTGACAACCGAAGCCATAGCTATATCTAACTCCGCTTTTTTTAGGTCCCGCGAGGCGGCAGCAACCGCCCTCCGTTTGTCTGCGGAATCCTTCAAAGATTCGTATAGTGCTAGAGCATCCTTAAGCTTGTTTAGCTCCGTTTGGAGAGTTTCTACGCCCTCATCTTTGAGGCGTTTAATCTCTTTGATTAACTCTAATTCTCTTTCAGTCTCTTCAGCCACAAAGAATATCCCCTCTTGCTAAGGATAAATAGTTTACCAACAGAAAAGATAATTAATGAGTCTTTTCAATATTTCTTGGAATAACTGGCTGGAGTTGGCGGTTGATTGTGTGAGCCTAGCGTCTGCGCACTGCCGCCACCCCTGGAGGCTTGCTGAATTGCCTCATTTTCGGATTCTATTTGTTTGACCAGCCTCTCAACGAACCACTTTCGGAGACCAACTGGCAAATTGTATGCTTCTGTGAACGACCAGCCACCTGAATATTTCAAAAAGAAGAACTGCTCATACACGTTCTCCATGTACTCACCGGTCAGGCCAAAAAAAGTCCGCGGTCAGCGGGACCTCCATGATCTCTTCGTGAGAGCACTCTTCGCATTCAAAATGCTGCGATAGATCGATATTTGGGGCTGCCAGCTTATATGCCATTCGTAAGTGTCGAGAATCCAGCGAAGGAATATTCTCTACTGCATGCATGATGAGCTTTTTGTCATTGTCTCCGTTAACCGAAACAATCATATTGCAAAGCTGAGTTGTGATACTGCGTTCTGGGGCGCGACGTTTCCGAGCAGCTTCGGCGTTTTCGAGCAAAGCCTTTTCATCTCTTCCGGTTAACAATCTAAATTGTATTGTTGCTTGCGTTCTCGGCAGTACCACCGAAAATGTTCCATCTTCGTGATCCGACACTTCCAATGTGTGCACGTCGTCACCGTGATATACGGCACTATCGTTTAAATCAAAAGTATATTTTTGATTATGGGCACAATTTGGGCAGACAACGCCAGTCATGTACTCGTTGCCATAGCCGGAAACCCGAGTTGCTATAATAATAGCGTTTCGATCACCGATCAAGAGGCTCTGTGGATCAACAGACTTGTTGACAATCAGACTCTCGATAACCCTGTCGAGTGCAATTCCCTTTTTAAGCAATGTGCGTGAAGAAAGTATATCTTCTTCTTTCGCGGTCATCTGCTTAATCTCTATACACTCTTCTCCACAAAGAGGGTGACCTTCTGGATAATATCGGCCGGCGGATGGAAGATCGACAAATTCCGTTGGTACGACGAAGGAAAATCCATCGCTTTCATTGTTGTTATTCTGCATAACACGCTGCGGGGGGGAGCTAATATCGGGCTGATTTGCTCCTACCCTGTTTTTATTTCTTGACAATATACACCTCTATTATTTTTTTATATTATACATTAAAGAACGTGGAGTTCTGCGCTCCGCCAACTGCCGATGAGGCGCCACTAGGGGTTTCTACGCGGGCCCAGTCATATTTCAGTGTTAGCGACAATTCCGATAATTCGTCATCGCCGTATGCTAGATCGCCATACTTAAGTTCTGAAATAAACGCATTCCAAAGAGTCCATTTTTCGACCTCTTTCCCATCGGAATCAAGCTGAGCAATTGTAACAGCGCCCAGGGCGCCGGCAGCCTTGGCCTTGGACATTGTGCCCATACTTTCGTGGGTAGAGTCCGTAGGAGGCTTATACCCGGATAGTTCAATAATGTCAGAAAGGGTTGCTGCCATATCTGGTTCAACAGGGTCCACTAGCGTTAAAGAGACGTCCTGCCAACTAACAGATCCTGGATAGTAGAATGTGTGGTTTAAATATTTGTGTTCTGCGGTGTTGATCGTAAAGGCCGGTTTGGTTACAGTTTTTACGTACCACAAAGCGGCGCCGCCAATTTGGGCGCTAATTCCCTGGAACTCTACTGTAAACCTAAATTTTCTCTTTGGATCTTTGTACTCGGCTCCTTCCTCACCGAAATTTACTGACCAGAATGGCATTTGTTAAGTACTCCTTGTTGTGTCTTATTTTAATTAGTGCTCAATATTAATATTAATCATCAAAAGATGCGCCAGTTGAAGCAATCACGAAGTCAATCGCAATGAATTCGATAGCGCGTGCCGGCTTGATCATGATCTTCGCATATAGAATGTTTTGATCAATCAAATCAGCAGTGGTCGTGCTCTCATCAAGAATTAGACGATAGTCCGTAATACCAAACTCTGTCTTGACGTTTGCCAAGAAGGGCTCGATAAGTCCCTTGAAGCGATTCCAAGTTGCCTGGACGTTCTGCTCAAACAGAATCTTCGTAGAAAGAATGGAAATTTGCTTCTTGAGGTAAATAACCAGTCTTCTCACGTTAATCCTATCTAGGGCGGATTGGCGCTCCTGGAGGGTCTTCTGGCCAAATATCACAATTCCCGTTGATGGGAACGAGGCGATGGGGTTAATCCTCGCATCATATAGCGTGTCTCTGTTTTTAGAAGTAAGGCGAGTGGTTACATTTACAACTGGGATGCCTGCGGCACCATCGGAAAGGCCGCCGCGGTTGAACCCGGCCGGCGCAAACCAGACCCTGGAGGCTCTTTCTGAGGTTGCCAGGACGCCCATTACTGCCA